CATCCTGCACCTCACCCCTGCTCCTGTATACCGGCCTTGTCGGCAACGGTGCAGACTCCAAGATCCGCATCACGTCTCCGGTTGGTGCTACCCGCGACGGTCTTTGCGTCGTCGGGAACAACGCCTACCTGCGCGACTTCGCCATCGTCGATACGGATGCCCCCGGCGTCTACGCCAGTTCAGTCTCTGACCTGACCATTGAGCGGGTCGTCATCGACGATCTGACCCCCTCAACGTATCAGGCATCCAGCTACAATCTTGGGATCTACATCGAGAATTGTTCCAACGTGGCAATCCACGATTGCAACATCTCCGACGTCGGTTACGACGGGATCTACCTTGGGGCCGTCACACATGCAGTGGTAACTGGGAATACCATCAGCGACTTCGAGCGGATCGGCATCGTGGTCGAACAGGTCGGCACCGATAACAGCAGGGGCGGCATCGAGATCACCGGCAACAACATCTCCAATGCCAACAACAGCGACTCCCATCTCGCCCAGCACAACGGTGGTATCTGGGTTGAAAATACTGATGGGAACATCAGGATTACCGGGAACAACATCTCGGATATCTCAGGGAATGCGGGGCAGACCCTGATTGAACCCTTCGGGATTACCATTGGCTCCGGTATTACCTCGGAGACAGCCCACCTGATCGAGACGAACCGGGTGGACATGGGGACCACAGCCGCAGGAATTTGCTGCGTCGTGAGATCTGACGGCCCTGCGGTTTCTATCGTCCGAGGGAACACGTTTGATACCGCCCGCATAGGCATTGAGGTGGCCGCCGGGCACGCAACCAAACCGCTCCAGGTTATTCTCGACGCGAACACGTTCCATAACTATGTCATCAACGCCGCCAATGAGGGCTTGATTCTGTTTGATAACGGGGGTGGAAGCGTGGTCTTGGACACTCTGATCATCAGTAATCTCGTGTTCGACTCCACGGTCACAGGCTCGTACGGGCAGATCAACATGTACGGGGGAAAGTTCAATTATCTTCTGATCGATAATGCCCGCTGTGATCCGGATTTCAACATATTTCCGGAGTCCGCTTCCGCAACCCCGGCGGCCTTGTTCAGCGTCGAGTTCCGTAATTGCTATCTCTGGAATTCCAGCGACATCACCATCCGCTCCACAAACTGTAAGATCAACACCAGCACGATATACGCTCGACCTTTCCAGCCCGACGCTGCATCTACGACTGCCATTACCAATTGCACGTTCCCAGTCGGGGGGTACGTGAACGCCTTGGCGAGCTTCACCCAGATCACCGGATGCATATTTGACCAGGTGCCGCTCAGGTTCTACACCTACACGGGCGACCAGTATTTGAAGGTCAGCGATTCGGAGTTCATCGCCTCAACCTCATCCAATTGCATCATCGCTCCGTTGAACAGCACCGATGCCAACAACCACATGACCGTGAGCAACTGCGTGTTCCGGGGCGTCCCCTACGCCGGCGTGACCGGGGCATACGTCAGCTATGCCAGTTCAACCTACCCCTATGGGCTATATTATATTCACGATAATATATACGACAATCTGGCTACGTTCACATCCATGGGAACCTCGACCGGAACCACCACGCTGTCCGACAACCAGGCTTTCTAGGCAATCCCCGGCCTCGGCCGGAAAATAACCAGGAGGAGACATAATGGATACCCAGACCCTCACCATGATTCTCGTCGCCCTGCTCGTGCTCGAGCGCGTCGTTCGCGCGATCGCTCCGTTGACCGCAACCAAGATCGACGACCAGGCCGTCGCCATGATCGACCAGGCACGGTCGTGGTCGCTCCAGCAGTCGCCGCACATCTGGGCTATCGTCGAACAGCTGGCGGTGGCCGGGTCCATCCCCAAGATCCAAAAACCGGCTGAATTCCTGCTCCGGTTGCGGGCTGCTTACGCTGCCGCGACAGGGAAGATCCTGCCGGAGGCCGCCGCCGCCGAGGCCCAGACCGTGGCTGCTGGACTCAGCGCCGGGGCCAAACTGCCGATGGGGTCGGCCATCGCAAACCCTCAGCCCGCCCCGGTCTCCAAGTGAGCATCGGGGCGCAGTCCAGCACGATCGGTGTGCAGCTTCGTGATGCGATCGCCAGGTTGAAAATCGCCCGCGGAGCGAAGCCGGAGTGGCAAATCGAATGGAACCGCCGGTTCTGATATAATGCTCTGAAACCCCCGCGGGGTTATCAAATTGAAAAGGAGATCTCCTATGAAACATTTCACTCGGGCCGTTCTGATTCTAGCCGCCGCCCTCATCGCGCCGGTGCTGATCGCCGCCACCGACTCCTCGCCGTCCGGCAGCAACATCCTCGGCAGTATTTTCACCCGGGTCACCCCCACTCAGGCCTCGTTCGATGTGCCGACCTGCGGCGTGGCAACCGCCAAGACGTGGGACTCGACGGTGGTGGGGACTTCGCCGCGAACCATCGCCACGGTCTACGGGGCCTCCCTGCCGGCCGGGACGAACAAGCTGATGGTCCGCTCCAACCTTGCTTTGACGTATGGCGATTCCACGGTCACCGAAAACGCCGCGGCGAACCTGGTGATCTCTGCCAACACCGACACCTATTTCCGGGGCTCGAAATCAGAACTCGACCAGATGTATATCACGGTCGCCACGTCCACCGCGGCTACCGCGACGATCTATTTCTTCCCCTTCCGCAGCAAGTAACGCAAAAGCAAAACCCCCTGGCATAGTCGCCAGGGGGTTTTCTATTTCCCGGTCCAGATCCGCTTCAGGATCGACCAGATCATCCTGATCGACCTGATCGTTATGCCTATCCTACTCATCCTGACCACGCTTGTCGGTGCATTCGGGGGCAATCCACGGTCGAGGAAAACACTCGCCGGAAGATCTTTCCGCAGGTCTGACTCGCGGCGTTCCTCATGAGCCGCGCCTGCTCATCCATCACGGCGCCCTACAGCCGGTTCGCCAGGATCGACGCCGGGGTTTCGGGCGTTGTCGCGTCCGGTTTCGGATCGACGGTCACGCCGGCCTTCACGGTCTTGCTGCCGTTTTCCAGTTCCTGGTCCTCGAGAACGATGGTGATTTTCATGTCTCAGCCTTTCTTGTATCGTTTTCCTGTCCAGCCTTCAGCCACAACAGGGATGTTCCGGGCCCATTCGGGCTTCGTTGTGAGGAGTGAGAGATATTCGTTGATGTCCTGGCCGGGGTCGCCCTCAGCCACGCCCTCGTCATGGACGTGGAGAACCATTCGGAACCTTCCCGACGCCTCGACGGTGAGCATACCATGGCAGAGAAGATCCCGACTGATGGCCTGGACCGCGTTCTCAACCAGGCATCCGCCGTACGTGGACTGCTGGCACCACTGTTTGGTTTCCGAATCGATCCCCCAGAAGAGGAGTGACGGCACCTTCGCGGCCGTCCCGTCCTCTGTGAGCCACGGGGCTTTTTTCAGGCCGATAGACGGGGCCTGATAGAAGAGGCACCGGCCGGATGGGAGACGCATCATGAGGGCCCCCTTCAGCACCCTGAATACCAGGCGTCCGCATTGGACCATCTGTCCCGGGTTCTTTACCGCCATCATGGCCGCGTTCTCGACCTCCTTCCACAACCGCACGGTCTGCGGCCGGGATTTTCTCCAGGCCCGGATGATCTCCGTTACCTCTTCCGGCGACGGCAGTTTGACACCGTAGGAATCAGCCATTCGCTCGAGGGCGCCGGAGCCACCCTGGAAGCCGAGGGCGAGTTCGCAAACCTTTCCGACCTGGCGCTCCGGCGAGCCATCGGCGATCTCTTCGGGTGCCTTGTGGTAGATGTTCGACGCGGCGATCTTGTAAAGGTCGGCCCCTCCCCAGTACGCTTCGAGCACATACTGTTCGTCGGCGAGCCAGGCCAGGACGCGACCCTCGATGCTTCTATAATCGCCGACGTAGAGATCCTGCTCAGGGCCCGCGGTGATCACCGATCGAATGCATGACGAGGCAACCCACATGGGGTCTCCGCAGGTCATCCAGATGAACTCAGGGGAAGCTCCCCCGGTGACCGCCTCGAGGGCGACCTCTGGCTGTTTGAACACCTTTCTGCTCGGGAGGTTTTGGGGTTGGACACTGTTCCCCGCCCACCGGCCGGTGCCAGCCCCGTGATACATGAAGAGAGACCTGGCCCGCTGGTCGTTCTCGGCTCGCTCGAGCATCGCGATGTATTTGGCGTTCGAGGATTTCCCTGCCGCCCGACGAATCTGCAAGGCCCGCTTCACCGGCCCGTCTTCTAGGGTGGTGATCACCTGATCGACATGCTCTGCCTGCATGTTGTCGAGCGAGATACCGTGGGCCTCTACCCATTTCAGAAGTTGGGCTACCTGGGTCGGTTTCTCCGGGTTTCCGCCGGTGATTTTCCTGAACTCCTCGAAGAGGGTGGCTTTGTAGGTTTCGACCATGTTCACCATGGCCCTGGCGCCGGCCACGTCGATGTAGACTCCCCGCTCGTTGATCGTCTGGTCGAGCAACCATATCTTCCTCTCGAGCGGCGGGAGGCGGGGGAGAACCAGCGAAGCGGCATGCTCGGCCCGAACATCCTGCATGCAGTATTCACAGGTTCGCCGAAGTTTCGCCGGATCGTTGTCCCATTCGATCGCGCCATCCTTCGATCGTTTCGGAAGGGAAACCTGCTTCATCAGTTTACCGCCCTCGTCATCTTTCTGCTGTTCGAGTTTCAAGACCTGACACACCCGGCGAAGATCGCGGGGGAGGGCGGCCATGGCGGCGCGGGCCGCGGTGCAGTGGACCTTTTCGAGCGGGAGTTCGCCCGGCATGTGGTATGCCCAGATCGCTCGCTCGAACTCGGCGTTGTGGGCTTCGATGATGTCTGCCTTCCTGGTCATGTCGAGAAGTTCTTCCCGGCTGATGGTTTTCCTTATGAAATCCACGGGCAGGTTGAGGACGTCGAGGGCATCGATAACCCAGTCGTTGATCCAGATCTTGGGTTCTTCGTCGTTCCACATGGCTGCACAACAGATCGGCGTGCATGTGGGGTTCGCGGCGTACTTCCAGGGTCCGGCGTCCTGGATGCTGACCGCGCACCTGGTTTCAAAGTCGATCGTGAGAATGTTCATTCAAGCCACCATCCACGCTTCGATAAACGCTGTCGCAACTTGTGGCACGATTGCATTGCCAGCTCCGCGCAGGATGCCCACTCTCGCGGGGGAAATCCCATCAGCCAGAGGGAAAAAAGCGGGTTCAACCGGAACACGCCGCGCTTTGCCGTCTCGGCAGGGGTGCCAGATGCAGTCAGACCAGCTTGTCGCGGCAGCTGATCCAGCCTCGTTCGCGTCGAGCCGTCCGGGTTCGTGCCCGTCTCGCTCATCCCAGGCGTGTCTTTCCAATCCCGAGCCGATGGAGTGTACCAACCGGCCATGCTCACTGCACCCGGAAGCCTGTCGGTCCCCTGCGAAGGGCCGCCGTTCGGTCCGTCCTGCTGACATGGAGTCGGCCATGCCGCCACAAGCGCATCCCTCGCCAGGCACCTGTTGTCCCGACTCTGCGGAGTCAGCTTGTGTGCCGTCGGAGTTGCCCACGCATCTACCGGCAACCCAATACAGTCGCTGTCGCTGGTGCGGCGCACCGACGCTGTGTGCGCCCAATACGACCGACCCGACGGCGTAGTCTTCTCGTTCCAGGTCTGCTTGTATTCCACACAGCCAACCGTGTCCAATAGCTGACGCAACCTGCTCGCCAAAGCAGACGTCAGGGCGGCACTCCTTGATGAGGTTGAAGAACACGGGCCACAGGTGTCGCTCGTCTTCGACTCCTTTGCGCTTTCCGGCGGCGCTGAACGGCTGACAGGGGCAGGAACCTGTCCAGACGGGGCGGTCGTCGGCCCATCCTGCGAGCCGGAGGGCGTAAGACCAGCCTCCGATCCCGGCGAAGAAATGGCATTGGGTGAAGTGTTTGAGTTCGTCAGGTTTGACATCCGCTATGCTCCTTGAATCTACAACGCCCGGCGCGATCAGCCCAGCCTTTATCAGCCCGCGCAACCATGCCGCCGCGAAAGGGTCGAACTCGTTGTAGTAATTCATGTGTTGAAATTCCTCAAAAGTATGGTAGAATCCATGTGCAACCCTTCTCCTTTGTGAAGCCCCGGCCACAAACATGTGGCCGGGGCTTCGTGTATCTCAGAACAGGACGTTATCAGCGGCCGGCTCCGACCCGCCGAAAAAATCGTCTTCTTCCTGGTCGGTTTCAACCTGCTGGAACATGTCCTCCGGGCGCGGCTTCGTCACAAAACGCTCGCCATGCTTCACGCGCTGAATTCCATTCAGGAAAAACCCGAGGCCCTTGTTTCCGCCCTTCTCGAACCAGAACGGTTTCACGACCGCCCGACCGTATGCGCCGGAGTAGAACCCTTCGCCGCCGGTGATCGGGGCGCACCTCTCATCGACCACACCGACCGGATTGTAGGACCAGGCGCGGACGAACCAATGGCCCGGGTAGCCGGTCAGGTGGTTGTGCTCCGAGGCGTCGCCGTCGCGGATCGGATTCTTGAAGCCCTTCGGCCACTTGGCAGAATCCGGGCCGAACTTCCCGGCCATGACCTGGTGCAGGGCTTTCTTCAGGGCGGCCAGGTCGGTGGTCTTGGGGAACAGCATCACGATTTCGAACGTGTCTTTTTTGCCGGCTTCCTGCGCCTTGCGGGGCTTGTCGAACAGGTAAACGAACGCGGCCCGGAACTCAGGGGTCAACAGGGAACCTTCGGGAACGCCTTTTTTCTCGGTGTCGCTCATGGGATTATTCCTCCTCACCATCTTCGATGGTATCGAACATCTGATCGGCCGAGGCCGGCACGAACGCGGAACGTTTGTCGGTAACCAGGGCTATCGCCGCGCCCTGGGGTTTGTAGATGAGGTCGGAAAGGTCCAGTTCGATCTTCGCCTTTTCGAGGGCCTTCTCGACCTGGGCGACGGTCTTGATCGTGGGCGCCGACATATACAGATCCGGGTCGATATCGCCCATCTCGAGGACTGCTTGCACCGTTGCGGGGTTTGTCCATTTCCGGTGGGTCTTCTTCGCGACCAGCTTGAACCCCGGAACGGATTCTCCGGCGGCCAGGAGGTGGAGCGCCCGGGATTCGACCGCCTTCAACCAGCCCTTCAGGAGTTTTTGGAGGCCGAGGACGCGGCTGATCTGATCGACGGTGAGGGCCGCCGGATCGGTGATGGTGGTCTCGGGATTATCGGTATCGGCGAACGCCTCCTGCGCCACACTCATGGCCTGCTTCTGAATCTCCGGGCACCCCTGGGCGGCCTTGCAGAACCGGCAATGATCGCCGGCCGCCAAAGGTGCATTGCTTTTCTTCGCTGCCTTCACGCCCGGCATCAGTACCTTGTCACCCCATTCGCGGATCTGCTCCGGGGTCATGGGCGCGGCATATCGGATGGGGCCGTCCGGGTGGAAGGATCTCGGCTGGATGATCCCGACGACGACCTCCTCGAATGTCTCGACCCCAGATTTCGGGAGGGGACCGAGCCCGGCCAGGGCGTAGATCATGGTCTGGGCGTTCACCGTTCCATCATCCTCGACCACATCGACCGGCACACCCTTGCCGTGCTTGTAGTCGAGGATGACGAGCGTCCCGAACGGCTGGCGGACGGTGGCGTCGGTGGTTCCGCCGACGTCCTTGTCGAGCCACTCGAGAAGTCCGTGGCGCTCGGATTCGACTTTCGAGCCGGGTAACTGCCCCTCGAGCGCCCGAACTTCGTCCACGAATATTTGGCAGGCCTCGACCATTTCCTGGTCCGGGATTCCGAATGAGCCGTCCTCCAGGAGAACTTCCTTGCCGAGGTAGTCCAGGGCATCGTTGCCGTTCTTGAGGGCCTTCTCGCACACCCGGTGGGCGAGCGTGCCCATGCGAGCATCGGGGCCCTGCTGGTCGGGGAACTTGGCTTCCATCCGTATGGAGCCCGGGCAAGCCAGGAACCGGTGCGCCTTCGAGGCGCCGAATTTCGCATGGGCCGCCATATTATTTCATCGCCTCCATAATCGCTGACATGACGCCCGCATACTTCTCGGGCAGCATCGACTTGACATTGGGGCTGTTACCGACTTCCTTCACGATCTTCTTCGCGGCTTCCTCTCCTTTGGCGCCGGCGAGTTTCACGAGGGCGGCGCGGACCTCATCGACCGTGTAGGTTTTCGACTCGCCGCCGAAGTCATCCTCTTCCTCAGGTACCGGGGCGGGGGTGGGTGTCTCCACAACGGGGGCGGAGGTGGCAGCGGGCGTGGTCGAAGGGGCAGCGGACTCGGCAGTACTGGTCGGCGTATCCTTCGTCTCCGGGGCGGAGGAGGGCTTCCGGCCCCGGGTCTGTTTGGGGGCCGTCGGCTGAGGGTCCACGGGGGTGCCGTTGATCTCGCGGATCGCCATCTTCTCAAGAGCCAAGGACATTCTTTCCAGCGACGCGACGAGCCGTTCGACCTGGGACATGAGATTGTTCAACATGGGGTTCCTCCTGTGTGGTTTTTGGTTTCGCCGAAATCCATCGGCGGGACAATAGTATCCGAAATTGGATACTATGTCAAGAGCATATTTTTGACTTCCTCGAACCATGAGTATTCATGCGCTTCCTGCACGTATTTTTTCCCGTCGACCGCCCGGTCGATGTGGTTCAATTTGCGGACCAGAGACGGTCCCATTCGGGCGTCGATCGTTCCGCCAGCGACCAGGTACTGGACCTGGACATTGTTCTTCTGGCCGATTCGGTGGGCGCGGTCTTCCGCCTGTATCAAGGCATTCGGAACCCAGTCGAGTTCTGCGAACACCACCAGGGACGACGCGGTCAGGGTTAACCCGACGCCCATGCTCTGAATGTTTCCTATGATGAGCCGGCATGAATCGTCCGACTGAAAACGCTCCACCGCGGCATGACGTTCCTTCGTGGACGTTTCCCCCGCGATGACCGGGCACGCTGGGTCGAGGGAGGCCCGGAGGGCCCGTATTACATCGCGGTGCCATCCGAAGAGGATCACCTTCTCGCCAGCCTCGAGTAGCATGCGAACGTGGGAGAGAACGAACGGCACCTTGGCGAGACCGTCTTCGCGTCGAATGGACGACAGGGAATCCCGAAGGCCCCCGAGGAGATCGCCACCAGCTTCTTGAATCCTCGAGAGCCGGCGCCGCCATTCGTCCGGGTGGGCGTCTCGGATCTTCGTCCAGTTCGACGCCGCTTCTCCGATCTCGATGACCTGGCGGGACTTCGAGGGGAGATCTTTCAGGACATCCTTTTTCAAGCGGCGCAGCATGACGGGCGCCAGCTTCGCATTGAGTTCCTCGAGGTTATCGGCGCCGACCGCCACCCACCCGCGGCCGTCTTCCTCGTGGCCGCCACAATACCGGGTGGTGAAATCGATGTATGAGCCGGCGGTCTTTTCGCTGATGGCTCGGAGCAAGGGCCACAATTCCGCGGGCCGGTTCATGATGGGACTTCCGGTCAGGAACAGGAGACGGTTCGCTCCGATCAGGCTCGAGAAGAACGCCTTCGCCCGTTTGGCTTCATGGTTTTTCAGCATGTGCGCTTCATCGCAGACGACGAGATCCCATTTTCGTTGGGCCAGGGCGTCGATGTGATCGACGAGAATATCATAGTTGATGACGACGATGCGCCCACAACGGCTGATATCGAACGATCGGCCCTCGACGTAAGTGATGGTAGTTGGCTTCTCGAGCCAGGCCTTAAGTTCCCCCACCCAGTTTAACTTGAGGGACGCAGGGCAGACGATCAGGACGTTCCGGATTCCGGGGCATGCGTTGATAAGACCGACTGTCTGACACGTCTTCCCCAGGCCCATTTCGTCGGCCAGGATGGCGCGGAAATGGTTCTTCAACCATTCGACGCCTTCTTCTTGGAATGGGTATAGCTTCATTCCTCCTCCCAGAACCACGCGGCCACCGGGATGCCGGGGCGATAAGCATCCCGATCCTCCCCAGGCCAAATGGATTGTGTCCAGTCACCTTTTTCATTAAAATATGGTTGGACCATGCTTGAGACATTTTCACTTTCAGGATGTCTCGGATCGCGATACTCGATCCAGCCGAAGCCGGGGATGCGCGGAAGTCGGTCGATGAACAGCCCAAATTCTTTGCAGCAATAAAAGTTGCCGTTATCCTTCACGATCTCCTTCCGCACCCACTTGCCTTCGCGCTTCGGAGGCTCGGGGGCGATGCGGTATTCGAATATCATAGTATTCCAAACGGTATGGTCTTTGGGTTCCCACGCTAGGAGATCCCACCGTCTGCACTCGATCTTCTTCCCTTCAGATTCGGCCTTGATGCACTCGATCAACTCTTCATTCGTCATTTGCTTTTCTCCAGTAATTTATGTATAGCAACGGCCACACAAACAATCAGCACGGTCCACCATGCCAAAATAGCCGCCCACCACCAATGATAATTTGGCACGAAAATGATCGGCCAAAACAGCAGTTTGAGCAGGAGAGAGAACCAAATCGGCAAGCCTCCTAGCGGATCAAAGTGTCCGCTGCGAGGAGAGATCATTTGCTTTTCTCCTTCCCGGCTTCGACGAGAGCTACTTGATATTTACACTCCTTGCCGTATTTGCATGCCCCGTTATCCTTGGGATTTGCAGCCCTGCTGATCAGGTAAAAACATGTTCGAACGTCGAACTTGGCGAATAAACATCGTTTTTTGGGGGTCATTTTTTCTCCTTCCCGGCCTCGCCGAGAGCGGCACGGGCCTTGAACTGAAACTTTCCAATAAAACCACGGCTGCATTGATCTCCGATTTGCATACCCATCTGCAATGCCTCTATTGCTAACTCCAGCGCCTTCCTCAGCCGCTCGACCTCGGCCCGTAGTTCCTGTATCTCGATCTCTGCGTTCACCACAATCGCAGATGCCAACAGGTTATTCGTTGCGCTCATTTCATTGCCCCCCGACCATTCTTATAATGCCTCGGAACACCTGTTCTGCCATCTGTTCCGTTATTGTAGAAACCTTTTTCTCGATCTCGTCTGGATCTGCGCTCGAAGTCATTTTGGCGTCAACCTGGGCGTCGTCGAAGTTCACGATCTGGTGAATGATGGTTTCCTCCCCGTCCGGTTCGGCGTATATGAGGAACTGCGCCTTCTCACCTTCGAGGTCGAACTCAAACAGCCTTGCGAAATGTCGGGTTTTCATCGCTTCTCCTCCTCCATCAGCCCCGCCGAGTATTTTCGTTCCGGCCTAGAATCAAAGTATCCTAATTTGGATACATTGTCAACAACTTTTTCAAACCTGCATCAACACAGGCGAAGAAGATATGTCTTGCCAAAGTATCCAAATACGTATATTGTCAAAGTATCCAAATACAAGGAGGTCCACCCCGATGTCATTCCCTCACGGTTCTCTCGCCAGCATCGCCCGCACCGCTGGCATCTCGAAGCAGTTCATCTCCAATGCGCTTCACGGTCGGCGTTCGATCCGCGCCGACCTGGCCGAAAAGCTCGTGCGTGCCGCCAGGTTCCACGGGCTCGAGACCACGATATTCGACTGGATCAACCCCGACCTGACCAGCAACCCTCTTTTCAAGGAGTATCAGCAGGCATGAAGATCTCACAGAAATGCGTCGACCTCGTGAAACATTTCGAGGGTTTCTACTCTGAAGCCTACTTCTGCCCCGCCGGGAAGCCGACGATCGGCTACGGGACGACCGGATATGTCGACGGGCAGAAGATCGTCGTCGGGAAGACCGTGATCACCCCCAAGAAGGCGGCCGAGATCCTGACGAAAGACCTGGACGCGATCGCGAAACGTGTAGATCTCGTCATCCCGAACGGTCTCATCAACCAGGACCAGTTCGACGCCCTCGTTTCATGGGTATACAATCTCGGTCTTGGGAGTTTTCTCAAGTCCACCCTCCTCAAAAAAATTCGCGCCGGTGCGATCTTCGAGGCGTCGGCCGAGTTCATCCGGTGGAACAAAGCGAAAGTGAGGGGAACCCTGACGGTGCTGCCGGGGCTCACCCGCCGACGCCAGGCAGAAGCTCATCTATTTCTCACGGGTCAGCTTCGGTTCGATTTCGACTGAACAAGGAAAGGGTTGCACATGGATAATCGATTGCTGCACATGGTGCGGAAGCATCAACTGTGCGTATTCCCGGTGGAACCGGGCCGGAAAAAGCCGCTCATCACCGGGTGGCAGGAGAAAGCGACAACGGATGAAGAACAGATCAGGAAGTGGGCCGAACAATTCCCGGGCGCGAATTGGGGAATCGCGACGGGAAAGTCCGGACTCATCGTCCTCGACGTCGATGTCAAGACCGACAAGGACGGGTGGTCACATCTCCGGAAGTGGCTCGAGGACAACAAGGAAGAACTTCCATATACCCTCCAGGTGACGACCCCCACCGGGGGCTCGCATTGTTTCTTCAAGGGATCAGGCGGAAACCGCGCTGGCTTTGTGAAAGGGTGCGACCTCCGATCGGTGGGCGGCTACGTCGTCGCACCGTTCTCGAAGATCGGAGAGAAGGAGTATCAATGCGATTCTCCGGACCTTCCCATCCTCGAGGCGCCGGAGTGGTTGACGCGTTTCGCTCAGGCGACGGCCGGCGAGAAGAAACTCGAGCGAGCCCCGATCACCGAACTCGACCTCCCTGAGAATATCGCCCGGGCCGCGGCATGGCTCGACACCGCTCCGCCAGCGATCGAGGGCTCATCGGGAGATCACGTCACCTTTGCGACCGCATGCCGGGTGCGGG